AGTTTACGAGTGGCAAGTTTACGAGTGGCAAGTTTACGAGTGGCAAGTTTACGAGTGGCAAGTTTGAAGCATTTACAACTATATTGGGGCAATCACTATCATCATTAACTATATCAAAGACAGTTGATTGATTAAGCTTTAAATCAATCGCTTCTTTCAGCTGTGCCTTATTTTTTGAACTAACATTTTTGATACCGAGTTCCTTGCATTTTTGTAACAATTCGCTTTTGCTTAGTTGCATTGTTGTACTTGTACTTATACTTGTCAAAGTCTCTGCAATCAATTTTTTATTAAATAAAGAACTTGCCTCTGTCATTTATTTAATATATAAAATCATTTTAACTAGTTATATTATATTTTTTTAAATTAATTCGTTTTATCGACTACCTCCTCTGGTTGATCGTCTTCCAAATATCTTCCTAGATAATCCATACCCGTCTCTATACAGTAAATTAATGTACACAATGTGCTTCCAAACATTAAACATGCAATACAATTACAATTTTCTGGTTTATTGAGAACATGTTCTAATGTATTTTCACTATTGTATTCATTATTGATTTCATTATTTTCACGATTATCCATAATATAATAAATATACTAACAAATCTTTAAATTGTTAGTATATTTATAAATAAAGAAAAAAGATTATAAGTGGATCTAATTAATTATTATACATTCAACAGTCATATAGTCATATATTATACAAAATCATATATTATTTAAACATCTGATTAGCTAGGTCATTCAGGAATTGCTTGTAGTCCTCCTCTCCTTCGAATTGCAGTGGTACGCCGAGAGCCGTAAAGTAGTCATTCATGCCGACCACGTTTTCGTCAATATCCGAGTATTTTTGCGTAATAATCTTGGGGATCTGTGACCGCTCATAGTAGCGCACGCCCAAAAGGAACATCTTGATTGTGCTCTCCGGATACTCTTCCTGGAGTTCGCCAAGAATTTGCTGACATTTGAGGCTGGTGGAACGGCATTTTTCAGTGTCCAAATTGAGATTGGACTTGAGTTCCGCGTAATAGACTGTCTTGGTATCTGCCTGGTAAAACAAGTGATCGCGCTCTTTCTTACCTTTTGAATTCTTGGGTTTGATATTGGTGAGTGATGCATTGCCTGCTAATACGATATCCTTGCACACTTTTTCTAGGCCGGTCCCCAGTTTGATGCAATCGCTTTGGGATAAATCGCGGTCAATAAGGGAAGAAAGTGAGTGTGTTTCTTTGGATTTATTTGATGTACAGGTTTGTACATATTCGTTGTTACTAATAATAGCGTGTAAATTGAGGGTTTGAATAGATTTCGACATCTTTGTTATCATAAAATTACTATATCTATTTGGCGATACGTTAATAGTTTCAATTTTTTTTGTTGTCTCAATAAAAAATAGCATGCTAAAAATAATAATTTTGATAAACATTGTTTGGTGAGTTTCTTTAAGTTACTTTAAGAATAATATATATTTGCAAAGTAATTTAAAGGCTCTTTAAGTTACTTTAAAATTAATATATATTATTTGCAAAAATTTTTTAAAAAGTCGAGGGGGTTTTCAAAATTGGACATTTTTAAAAATGTCCAAAAATGAAAAGTCGAAAAAAGTTTCAAAAAAAGTGCAAAAAAATGACTTGTGACCATAATGCTCTCAAAAACATTTTTGAGAGATTTTTTTTGTTACGATGATTTTTTTTATTTTTTGCCGAAAAAGGTTTAGGAACTTTTCCTGTTTCATTATATGAAACATTTTGAAACAAATCCGTGCCAACAAATATCCACAAAATTTTGTTGCAAACTTTGTGACTATACTACGTCACGATATAGCCAATATATGCGACATTTATCCACACTTAAACATGAAATGAAACAAAATGAAACAAATTTAGAACAAAAAGTTCCGAATGGCTTTTACTGCACTGTATGCTCACAAACGTTCAAGAGCCGAACAACTTTATGGCGCCACAAGAAAACATGTACTAAAGACACAGATATCAAACTAACATCCTCGGAAGATGATCAGAAGGATTTGATACAGTATTTGTTAAAAGAGAATGCCGAATTTAAGCAATTAATGTTAGATCAAAATAAGCAAATGATTGAATTAGCCAAGAAAGCGGGTAATAATAACAATAGTAACAATAATAACAACAGCTTCAATTTGAACTTCTTTTTGAATGAAACATGCAAAAATGCCATGAATATTATGGATTTTGTTAGTCAATTGCAAGTCGGCATCAAGGATTTGGAGGAAACTGGGAAACTAGGATTTGCCGACGGTATATCCAAGATATTCATAAATGGCCTAAAACAAATCGATGTCACAGATCGACCGGTACATTGCTCGGATTTCAAAAGAGAAACCATGTACATTAAAAACAACGATCAATGGAACAAAGAGAATGAAGATAAAACATTACTAACAACTGCAATTAAACACGTGGCACACAAAAACATCAAGCAGATAAGTGAATGGACAAAGGTAAATCCCGATTATAACGACAGTAGCTCCAAAATAAATGACAAATATCTGCAGATTGTTAGTAATTCTATGAATGGGTCAACTGAGGATGAAACCGTTAAAAACTACGAAAAAATCATCAAAAATATCGCCAAAGAAACGGTAATTGATAAATAATATTTTAAAACAACTTAAAGCGCCTTTAAATTGTTTTGAAATAAATATATTATTCGGCTTTTATAGGCCGATATTTCCTGTTATAGATTTGCCATAAAATATGCATATCGTATGCAAAAAACACTATACAATAAGGTGTATTGCTTATTTTTATGTTAGTAAAGGGATAAATCAAGGTAGGATTATAACAAACCAGAAAATAATAGTTCAATGGAAAGCGAATAAAAAGTATACAGAATGTCCTGTATAAATTCAGCAGTTTGTTATGGTTTCGCCATCTATAATTCATCAAAGAAATACACTCTGCTATCAATAAATTACTCATTTGCAGCGGTTTATCTCTAAAATTCGAATAACTGAAAAAGGATACTAGGTGATGAATTAATAGGTCATTTCGAAACAGTATTTTTCGGTTTGATGATAGCGTCATTTGATATGTATCCCATAAAAGATAGAAAATAAATAATAGACAATTTTGGTAATATGGCATAAAAATATTATGTTTAATGGGTTCAAAAAGTGAGTAATTATACCAGGTATACAAAGAAACAGCACACATTATAGTTATAAAAGAACATCGTTGCTTCATATGTTCATGGCGAATTATGACTGTATTATTTTGAATTGTATTTAATTTATCCAATTTATCCATTTGATTAACAAATATATTTTATTTAAATAGATTTACAATAAAATTTTTAGTTCATGTAATTTTTTGTTCAAAATAAAAAAATTGAAATTTTCGATTTCCATGTAATGAGCAGTAGATTTAACTTGCCAAACACTGTTTCAAACATCAAAACTTGACTTTATAACTTTTAAATCTTAACTTTAAAGATGCAGAGAATTAACCGTAACACTCTCAACAACACAATTGCCGAATTGATCGGTGAAGATCCCGAAACAACTCTAACCTTCTTTCAGCCTGATCGTGAATTGAATGATAACACGCCTGCAAAGTTGCGCATTCCGGAGCATCAGCGCTTTTATGTGTGGAAGGAGGAGCTCAAGGCGGCTCTCGTTGACTCGGTCATGAGAAATTGCCCAGTCCCCTTAATGGTGTTCACTCAGCAGGTCGTAAATGGCGACGTTGTGTGGTACATCCAGGATGGTCAACAGCGTCTGACAACTTTGCAGAAATTCATCCTGGGCCAGTTCCAATGGAACGGTAGGTATTTCTCAGATCTTACAGAGCGTGAGCGCAGTCTGTTCCTAAACTTCAAGATCACTTATGAGCTAATTTACAATCCCACTGCGGATCAAATTGCCGACATTTTCGAGCGGCTCAATTCAGGTAAGCCTTTAACTGACAATGATAAATTCTTTAACAGACGCAACTCGCCAGTCATCAGGTTCATTCTGGGCGAGCTCACTGCTGATCCGGAGTTTTTCGGAAATTTCAGAAAATTGACTGGTCTCAATGTGGCGGCGAAAACCAGAGTACAGTTGGGCGACATTGTTGGTGCAGTGGTCGCAATCCTTTGCAACTCGGTGTTCTGCATTCGCACATCATTTGATCGCGTTGGTCAGGAACTGCAACAGGAAATGACTGCGGAAAAGAAGAAGAAGGTCTATGATGCGTTTAGATCTTACTTCGAAATCGTCAACAGGGCGCTAGCGATCAAGCACATTACGAAGCCAAAAAAGAGCTATTTGAAGCTCACTGGAATGCTCGGTGTGTGGCTCTACTGGTACATTCATGCTGAGCACTTTGCAGCGATTGCGGATGATGAACAAGCTTTACAGCGCGCCAACAATACTTGGATATGGTTTGCACAAGAAATTCAGGATGGCGATCGCAAGAATGAGATCTTTGCGGACTTGACAGCTGGACAGCAGCGCAACTTGGACGTGGATGCACTTAGAGCGCGCACAGCCCATTTGATGGGTTTGGAGGTGGAGGTACCAATTGAAGATGAATACGACGAAGATGATGACATGAGCATGATTAGCGAGGTCAGCTTTGAGGAGGAAGAAGAGGAAAACTAGATAAAATATATTGTATTTGACTTGTAAAATAATTAATGAAACCTTTTTTCTTGGAATATCAATGGATGTTTTTTATGTTAGGAATTTATACTAATAAATCCTAATAAAATTACATCAAAAAACATCTATAAAATTGTTTATAATATTTGTGACATTAAATGCAGCAAAAGGGTAATTACAATTATACATTTTTAAACTGATAAAGATAAATCCTAATAAATCCTAATAAAATTACATCAAAAAACATCCATTATTTTAACATTTCTTTTTGAAGATCTGGACCATAATTCGAGAAATAATATATTTTGTAAGTAACTTAAAGGCGCTTTAAGTAGTTTAAGAATTAATATATTTAATTTTGCAAAAACAAAAAGTACAAAAGTGATTCGGTTTTTGAAAATGGACAAAAATAAATGTCCAAAA